GATGCCCTTGATGCTGGCGGCCGTCTTGGTGGCGTCGCGCTCTACACCCTTGGTCGACTCGCCGTCGCCGAGCTGCTTACTCGCGTCGGAGATGGCTGCGCGCAGGATTCGGGAGATGCTCTGGGCAAGCCCCTTGTCGTCTGCGCGCAGCCGCACCCCGGCTTCAGCAATAATCCTAGCGATGCTAGCCGCCCCCCTCGTGCCTAGCGGGACGGCTGGCGGGCCGGTCGAGCGGGCCCCTTCCGCTTCGGCGCCGGAGCACCACCGCCTGCCTCCATCCCGGCCCCTTGGCCAAGCTTGCCCGCAAGCGCGCGGTGCTCAGGCAACATGCCCCAGGTCTCGCGGTCCGGCCGAAGCCGGGCCGACTGGACAACCATGGTCTTGGCCGCTGCCTGGAGCGCCTCGTGCGGTGCCGCGACCCACGCCGCGTAGACCGCATCTAGCCAGTCTGCGAGCGGGGTCCGCAACGTCACGTGCGCAAGTGCCAGTTGCCCGCGAATGTACGGGCCGTAGATGGGGCTTTCCGTCAACCCGATGATCAGGATGACGGTTGCGTAGGGCGGCCTGCCGCCAGGCTGGTCAAGTACTCGAACAGGTCCATCAGGTCCTTTTGCTGGATCGTCGCGTCGGACTCATCGGACATCAGCGCTGCCCAGCGTCGCCGCGACGAGCCGTACTCGATCTTCGTGAACTCGTCGGCGCGATCCATCGGGATCAGCTGCCCGGCCCACTGCGCCAGCGGGTGATCCTCCGGGAGCTTGGTCGGCGCCCGGAAGCTCGGCACGTGCTCGGCCGGGGCGGGGGCAAGCTCGCCCGTGAACGCCTGCGCGCCGGGCCAGTCGGGCTCCGCCTGCTCCAGCGCCAAGTTGCCGGACGGCTTCGGGGGCTCGACGAGCGTCGGCTCCCAGTTGATCGGCACGCCGTCGCGGTTGTCGAGCGTGCGCGCGATCGTGGCCATCATCCCGCCCATCGCGGTGGACTCGTTCTTGCCCGCATGGATGGCCGTCATGATCATCGCGGCGAAGTTGTCGACCCTGCGTGCCAGGAAGTGGTGCTGGATCGGCTCGTCGTCCTGCTCGACCCACAGCGCGATCGGCACCCGCTCGACGGGACCGCGACGGGCAGAGCCGAACGTCTTAACGGGGGTACGGTTTGACATCGGGTTGTGCTCCCTTGGGTGAGGGTTGGTCACGCGGCCGCGAGGGGAAGCGACCGCGTCAGGAAGAACGTACCGGTCGTGCCGGGGTGTCGGACCTCGCGGCGGAACAACACCTGCCCGTTGATCACGAACCGGAGCATCTTGCGGCGTCGAGCCCGGATCATGTGCGCGTGCGTGCCGTCGTGCTCGAACATCACGTAAGGCGCCTGGGTGCGGGATCCGGCGACGACGTCAACGAACTGGGAGCGCGAGTCCTGCCCCGGCTGCTTGCGGATGCTCGACAGCAGCGTGCCCGTGCGGGCGCGCACCCGAAAACGCGCGCCCATCTGCACGTTGGACATGCGACGGCTGAGGTCGTGGCCGATGTCCGCGTCGGTGATGGCGAAGACCCGCGGCTCTCCGGGGTAGAACGTGACCGAGGTCGGGCTATAGCTGATCACGACAGGTTCACCGTGGAGATGGTGAGCTGGCCCTCCAGTCCGACGAACCCGCCACCGGGGCCGATCGGCTGAGCGTTGCCCGCCGTGATGATGGCGCTTCGGTCGATCTGGTGCAGCCGCGAGCCGATCTCCACGAGTGCCTGCGAGATCAGCCCCACGTCCCGGAGGTAGGCCACGCCCGCCGGGTGCAGCGCCGAGATTTCCGGCGGGCCGTCGCGGTCGATCGTCGGCGTGCAGCGCACTAGGCACGCGCTGAACACGGCGTGCCGCATCCCGGTCACGCTCGCGTGCGTGCCCGGCTTGGCGCTGCCCGATGCGACGTCCGGGGCGAGGCCGAGCCCCACGCCGATGATCGACACTGTGAACTGCTCGCAGTCCCACGCCACTGCCGCGGCGTCGCCGGGCGCGATGTACCTGCGATCAGGCAGCGGCACCACTGCGGACGCTGCGGCGTAGTGCGCGATCACCCCGTCGAAGATGGCAGCGCCGATCTCCGCCGTGTTGATCGCGCGTCCCGACATGGGCCTACTCACCGGGCCGACTCCTCCGCGTCCGCCACGCCGTCCAGTTTGGTGCGCTCCTTCAGTTCGGCGACGGTGAGCGCGGACGCCTGCTCTTCGGTCGCAGTGCTGAAGACCAGCTGGTAGTACGCGACCCACTCCGGCTTCAACGCGCTCTCCGCGGGCCGGGACTCCACCAGGGCAGCGAACCGCTCGGCGGCACGCTGGCGGAGGTCGGTCAACGACGGGTAGCCCTGCCCGTCCTGCGCGGCCTCCACCTCATCGGTGGTGGCGTACGCGCCGTAGAGGGACTCCAGCTCCGCGGCGAGCGCCTCCACCGCGGCCTCGTGCTCCGGGGTGTGGTGCCATCCGCCGTCGGGGATGTCGTCCGGGAACAGGTCGGTCAGTTGAACGAACTCCTCCGAGGAGAACGTAGGCAGCGGCGCGAACGGTGCGGCCTGCTCCGGCGGGTGCACGTAGGCGGGGTGCAACGGCGAGTCGACGGGGGCGAACGGGTCGAGATGGGTCGGTTTCACAGCACAGCCTTTCGGTGACGTGCGGCGGGGAGATCGGGTGACCACACGGTACCGGCCTGCGCGCGGTTGCCGGGGTTCACGCTCTTGATCCACGTGTCGACGGAGACGATGCCGACCCCGCCGTCCTTCAGGAACTCCATCGGGTCGGCGATGTCGATCGTCACCCCCTGGCGGGTGACGCTGGTCGTGCGCTGAGGAAGGCGACAGCCCTTCAGGTTGTGGAAGTCGCGCGCCAGCTCGATTGCCAGCTGGACCGCGGCCGCGCGTCCACCCGAGGGCGGGGGCTGGCCGAAGGTGTAGACGATCACCGTTTCACCCGCGCACACGTTCCACAGACCGCCGTCGATCCGCTCCAGCCACCCGGACCGGGACAGCCGGTAGGCGGTCGGCGCGAGCACCTCGCCATCGACGGTCACCGACGTGATGGTGCCCGCGCGCCGGGCGAGGCGCACCGAGCGCGGCTGGTCCATGTGCCCGAACGGCGTGCCGGGTGCGAGGTCCCAGCAGCCACACAGCCCCCACGACTCGTGATGGTCCACGGTCATGGCTGGTACGAGTCGCGCCTCCTCCGTGCAGCCCGCCCCGTACCAGCGGCGACCGGACAGGGCCCACAGCATCTCGGAGGCGCGCACCAGCGGGTCGAGCAACTGGGCATCGGTCAAGCCCATCTCGTCCTTGATCGACTGTGGGATGTCCGCGGGGGTCGCCCACGGCGAGCACAGCACCGCCGACACCGCGGCCTGCGAGTGATCGGAGTCCGAGCCAACCACGGACACGCCGAGCGGGAACGACATGCCGACCGAGCCCGCCGCGGCCTTGCCGCCCGCCGTGTCGAGCCCGACCGCGCCGAGCACCGTCGACACCGCGCCCGCGCCCGCCTTGTCGCCGCTCGTGTCGAGTCCCATCGGGAGCGAGAACGACACGGCACCCTGGCGGAAGTCCGCCGACGGGTCCACGTCGGTGATGATCGGGGTGATCCAGTAGTTGGCCGCGTTCGGCGAGCCGTTGCCGGGGAACGCCAGCACCGCCCCGCCGAGCAGGGAGCCCTGCTCGGCATTCGTCGCCGTCGCCTGACTGTGGCCGACCAGTGCGCCGTTGACGACGCTCGCACCCCAGTAGGTCGCGGTGAAGCTGTAGCGGCCTCCGGGGAAGTGGACACCCACGCGGTACCGCGTGCCCGCCACGACAGGCTGAGGCGTCGCGAGCAGCACCTCCTGCCAGCCGCCCCCGGACAGCACGAACGCGGCGTCCGTGTTCGCCACCGGAGATTCGGACACCGCCTCCCAGGTGCGCGCGGTGCACGGGCCTACCACGCCGAGGTCCGGCGGCCGCCACATCCGGTAGCCCTTCAGCCACCGGCCCGCCGTGCTCACGCTCCACTCGACGCCCAGCGTGTACGGGTTGGTCCCGTCCACCGTTGTGGTGGCCGGGCCCGCCGTCGCGCCGAACAGGTCCCAGTCGGTCACGTCAGGAACTCCTAGGTCATCGTCGGGGTGAGACCGTACGTGCCGGGGGCGCCGTAGACCTCCGGCACGGTCAGGGGACCGCCCGTGTGGAACGTGCCGCCGGAGGACGCGGTCCACAAGCCCCAGTGCGTGGCTGTACCCGCGGCCGCGCCGATCACGGCCTCCGAGCCCGTCTTCGTGCCGGTCGCCGGGTTGGCCGCGTTCCACGTGGTCTGCCCGCGGGCCGCGCCCGTTCCGGCCATCTCGTTGGCACCGGTCGTGCCGGGGTCCGCGGTGTGCAGCGAGAACCACCGGGCAACGGCCCCGATGGCGTCCTCTGCGACCGCCTTGCTTGCGTTGGACTGAGCCACCGCGGTTTTCCTCTCGATCGAAGGGAAGGGCCGGAGACGACTGCTCGCCCCCGGCCCCTTTCCTCACCCGTCCGCCGGCCTGCGCCGGAGGTCTACGCGTCCGCCAGTACCTCAATGAAGCCGGGCGTGAGGTCCGGCAGTTCCGCGACGCGTGCGAACTGCCACACGCGGTCGCTCGGGTACGGCCAGTCGCCCACCGGACCGTCGCCGAAGTTGGCGTTCTGCTCGGAGAACCCCTCGAACGCGGGGAGCATGGCGTCCTCTGCGCCCGCCTTCCACGCGTCCGACGGGCGGATCTTCGCCCGGCCGAGCACCCAGTGCATGTAGGGCAGGTTCGATGACACGGCGCCGTCGGACATGGCGTTGGTCCAGAACTCCAGCCCGATGCCGTTCGGCTTCGGGTCGGTGCCGACCAGCGGGGCGCGGTAGCCGATCGCGGTCGGCAGGTCCGTGCCCGGAGTCGTGGTCACGATGTTGATCGCGGGCGACGATCCGCCGGTCAGGCCGGACGCGTCCGCGGTCAGCGCAGCCGGGTTGCCCTCGGAGGTGTTGAACGTGAACACGTACGGCGTGCCGGGGCCGGGGCCACCGGTCACCGTCACGTCGCCGGGCTCCAGGCTCGTGCCCGCGAGCAGCGCCGTCTGCACTACGCCGAACACGGCGTTGTACGCGATCGGCCCCGTGGTGTCACCCAGGTAGGTCAGGGTGAACGTGCCGCCGGTCGGCGTGCCCGTGGTGGTGGCCGTCTGGACCTCCGCAGTCGCGGGAATCTCGATGGTGTCACCGCCCATGGCGAACACCAGGAAGTTGGGGTCGGGGGTGCAGACCTGAAGCTCCGAAATGGTGCCGCGCTTCAGGCTGTCGGGCGCCCGGTAGTTCAGGCAGACCCGGCCTCCGCCGTTCTTCTGGATGATCTCCTCGCCCTCTTCGTACTCCAGGCCGATGGAAACGGTCACCAGCGAGTCGGTGACGTACGCCTGATTGGCGCCCACGATGGGCACCCCCGACGCGTTGATGTTGGTCAGTCGGACACCCAGCGCGAAGAGGCTTCCGCTGCCGTCCCATTCACCAGCCACGTTCGCTCTCCTCTATGCCGGGTCCGCGGCAGGGGTCGGGACGACCACCGCTAGACCGTAGTGGGTGCACGGGTCGAAGTAGGCCGCGAAGAGGCGTTCCGCGACGACCACGCGCCGGTTGATTCGGTGGTTCACGAACTCATGCGTGTCGATCTCGGACAGCCGATGGTTGACCAGGCTGGTGGCGTAGATCCACCGCCGGTCGTCCTCCAGCTCGCCCGTCGGGCTGGTGCCCTCGTAGCCCGCGTCGGCGACGACGAGCGCCCCGGACGCGGTCCGGTACTGGTTGCCCGTCTTCACCAGGTGGTCGGCGAGGTGCGCCATAACCTGGATCGGCACGTGGATCACCACGTCCAGGCCGAGGTTCCCGGAACGCGCCTCCTCCTCCAGCACGCCGATCCCGTCGACCGGGGTGAACCCGCCGGCGATCACAGCCGCGTCGGGCGAGGCCAGGTAGCGGTTGGTGTCGGACGGGCCTTCCGGGGTCTCGAACGGGTTGGCCTGCGTGCGCCGACCGGACCACAGCTCGCGGGCCATCTCGAACGACGTGACCGCGTCGGCCTGCTTGCGCACCGACTCCATGTCGATCTGATCGCGGCCGCCCATGGTCGAGCACTCGCGCTCGACGCGGAAGCCGACCGGCCGGTGATAGACCTGTTCGGCCGAGTTGTCGCCGTGAAGGTCCCCGTAGACCGTGGAGCCGCCCGTGGTGGTGACGACGTTCACCGCTGGTGCCGTACCTCCGGTGAGGCCGGCGCCGTTGGCCGTGATGGTCGGCGCGTTGCCGTAGTCCTCGCGCCACGTGAACACGTAGGGACCGCCGGCAGGGCCGGTCACGACGACATCGCCGGGCTCGACGTTGGACAGCGCGTTGACGTTGGCCTGCACGACGCTGGCGGCCGCGTTGAACGCCGTCGCCGCGGTGACCTGAGCGCCGACCGAGAACGTCATGGTGCCGCCGGTCGGACCGCCGGTCACCGTCGCGGTGACGACCTCGCCCACGTTGCCCGCGCACGGGTCGAACGTGCGCGCGGTCGGACAGCGCTCAGGCAGCCAGGCGAAGCCGGACTCCCAGCGTGCGCCGTCGCGGACTTCGGGAGTCGACCGGCGCAGGTCACCAGCGGTGGGCGCAGACGCGGCGATCGGCTCAATGGGGACGAACATCCCCTACTCCTTTCGGGAGTGCCGGGCCGGTGGCCGAATGAACGAATCATCCGGCCACCGGCCTGCCAACTAGTCTGCGGCGGACGCCGTCGAGACGGTGGCCGCGCTCTGGCCGGTGGGCTCGACCTGCGCGTAGATCGCGAGAGGCTCGATCCCGCGGTGCGTGACCGTGGAGAACTCCTCGGAGAACGTCTGGAACCGGTTCTCGGAGTTGAGGGTGGAGTCCCGCACGATGCCGAGGTCGAGTTCCCCGCCGTCCAGGTAGAGCCAGTCGCCCTCGCGGTACAACAGCATGTTGACGGTGCCGGGGAAGCCGGGCACCTCCGTGTTGGCAGCGGCCAGCGAGTACAGCTGGTTCGCGGTGACGACGTCCGGGTCCGGCACGGTGATGTCGGCCGGGTTGATGCCGTCCAGGTGCCACGTGATATTGATGTTGCGAACGCGGAACCACTCGTCGATCATCGCGTCGGTGACGGCGAGCGAGATCAGGCCATCGCCCACCATCTGCCGGGTGACGTCCGCGCGGATCAGGTTGCGGGCCCACGCGGGCAGGATGGCGCGCAGCGACGGGGCGTCGCCCAGGCGGTGCACGCTCCGGTAGTAGGCGGTGATCTTGTCCATGGTGACCAGCAGGTCACGCACGGCACCGAGCAGGCGGTTCGTGTACAGCGGCTTGGAGGCCGCGGTCATCAGCGTGAGGATCTTGTTCTCCGCGATGCGCGCGTGCGCCACCATCTGCGCCTGGAGCTGCGCGTCCATAAGCTCCGGGTCGAACCGGGTGCTCATGTTCGAGAACTGCAAGCACGCGTAGAGCGCTTCCACTTCGGCCACGATCAGGCCGGGGCACGTGACCTCAAAGCAGGTCTTCGGCACGATCGGGTCCGCAATGTCGTTCGCTTCGGTCCACGTGCCGATACCGCCGGTCTGGGTGACACCTTCCACCGCGGCACGGTAGGTGATGCCGCCGCGGTCGGCGCCGAAGCGGGCAAGCGCGTCGCGCACCGGACGATCGGCATCACCGACGACCGGCACGTCCCACAGCACCTCCAGCGGAGCGCAGAGACCCGCGGCGACAAGCGCGTTGTCCGTCGCGTGGCGGTTCTGCGCGTCCTTGACGACCGCCTCCACCTTCAGCAGGTTCGCGAACGGGGTCGAGTCCGCGCTGAGGTGCCGGTCCTCCTCGTAGCCCCAGGTCACCTTGGCTAGCGGGATCTTGCCGGTCGCGCCCGCGTCCTTCAGCGCACGGCGCCGGTTGGCGAACACCGTGGCCAGACCCTCGCGCGTGGCGATGTCGGAGTCGGTCGCGTTCGCGCCGGGCAGCGCCGTCATCACGGCGCCCGTGGTGCGCGAGCGCCGGTAGGCGCCACCCGAGTTCGGGCGCGGCGTGCCACCCAGCGGACGACCGCCAGCAGCGGTCACGGCCGAGCCACCCTCGGGGGCCGGGGTCGGCTCCGGGGTGGTCGGCGTCTCCGCGGGCGGAGTCGTCGGCTCCGGGGTCGTCGGCGTGGTCGGGGCGGGCTCGGCCGGCGGCGTCTCGACGGGCAGCTCGGTCAGCTCGGCGAGCGCGGCCAGCTCGGCGGACTGCGTGTTCGCCAACTCCGCGCGGCGAGCGCGCTCCCCGGACAGCTCACGGGCCGCCTTCGCGAGCGAGCTCACGGCGGCGGCGCTCTCCGTGGTGACGGGAGCCGTCCTGTACTGAGCGCCCGCGGCGGACACGGCGGCGATAGCCTCGCGCAGCTCCGCGTCGGTCGCGTCACCGAGTCGGGCGATGACCTCGTTGAAGTCCACGAGTTTTCCTCTCTGGGCAGTTCGGTCCAGGCGGGACGATCCAGCTAGGCCGGAACTGCGAAGAGCGGCTAGGCCGTCTCGCGGGTGGTGCCCCGTTTCCGGTGATCGTAGGGGCGAGCACGAGCGGACGGCCGGAAGTTGCGCACGCGCGCAAGTAGGGCCCCGGCGAGTGCCACCGCCGGGGCCCTACGTTCTCAGGGGTCGATCAGTCGACCGGGGTGAACATCTTGCGCGCGACGGCGTGCACCGCCTTGTCGAACAGGGTGGAGGTGAAGTACCGCTCGCCGTGGTTGAGGCCCATCGGTCCGAAGTCCTGGTAGAGCAGGCCATCCGGCGAGGAGTGGTGAACCTTCTGTTGCAGCGCGGACACCACCGCCGAGACGGCGGAGTCCGGGTGCCCGTCGGCGGACGCGCCCAGGAACGCGTCGTAGAGCCGCTGGTGCGCCTCGTGATCCATCCCGCAGTTGCACCCGGTGTTCGTTGCCGGGTCGGGGTCGGTGAAGTCGACGCCGTGGTCGGCGAACGATTTGACGGCGAGCGAGAGCGACCACAGCACCGCCCGTGCACCCCTGGTGTGCGTCTCCTCTTCCGGCTCGTCGCCGCGCGGGGCCGAGGACAGCTGGATCAGGTTGCTGAGGAACGACGTCGTGAACTGCATGGTCACTGCGGGCTCGGTCACGCTCGTGATCGCGGCACCGTTGAGCGCCCCGAGCACGAGCGCGGCCCGTGACGCCGTGTCCTCGGTCTGGTCCAGGTACGGGTTGGGAATGACGAACTGTTCAGCCATCGGGTTCGGTCTCCTGCTCAGTCGCGCGGCGCGAGGGTGGGGGTTTGGACGGGGGTGTTCTCCGGGCTCAACGGCGGTTCGGTCGTCGGCTCGGGAGTATTGGTCCACGCGGGTGGCGCGGGCGGGGGCTCGTTGGCGGGTGGCTCGACCGGGGCGGGCGACGTGGGTGGCACGGTCGGGTCGTCGGCGGCGAGCAGCTCGACCGGAGCCCGGTCAGCGGCGGACGACGTCGAGACGACGGCGGCCGCGGTGTCGACGGGGGCGCCAACCGCCCCATGCACGGCGCCGGGGTCGTCGCTCGTCAGGTTCACCGACGGCGCGTCGGTAGCAACCTGGCGGACGACGATGTCCCGACGCTGCACGGGCGCACTGCCAGTGGCCCCGGCCGAGCCGACGAGCAGCCCGGCGAGCACCGTGATTCCTGCGATCACGAGGCCGATCACGGCCCCTCTCCGGTTGATCTTGAACATGGTTCCCCCTCTATCGTTTCGTCCACTGCGAGCGCGGCGGACTACAGGTCTTGCGGTGCGGCATGTGGAGCTCGACCCCCGCGGCCGCCGCGGCGTCGCGCTTGGCGCGCGTCGCGAACCCGCCAGCGAAGTACTTGCCGCCGACCACCGAGATCGCCACCTGCTCGTGCACCTGGAGCGCTCCCACATTGGGTTCGACGTCCACCGCGATGCTGACCGGGTGGCCCTTGGACTTGGCCGCGGTCTCACACCAGACGACCGACGCGCGGCACTTGTCGCAGCGAACCTTGCTCTCCGGTGGGATGCGCACGGCCGACCTCTAGTCCTCGTCGGTCTCTTCGGCGGCGACCGGGTGGACCCGCCAGGTGGTGCCCTGCGCGCCGGAGTGCGCCAGCTCGATTCGGACGTTCCACGGTAGCGCGTCGAGCACCTCGCGCCATGCCTGCTGACTGGATCCGGCCGGGGCGGTGACGGCTATGTAGTCGCCGTGCGCCGGGGCGATGACGACCACGAGGGGACGGGTCCCGTTGGGGAGCAGGGCGGCCGCGGTGATGCGGTAGCCGATCTGTTCGGCGGCCGCTCGGCGGTTCTTCGGCATGTTCTTCAATGTGGGTCCTCCGTGGTCGTCGTTCCCGTGATGACCGAACGGTACCCCCTACTGGTGGGGGTGTCAAATGGGGTACGCTGCGCACGGCCTGCTAGGGCCCCCGCTACGGGTGAACGACGGAGGTAGCACGATGCCGCACGAGAAGATCCACGACCGGCACAACCGGTCGACACTGCCCGGCGAAGAGGTCCAGCCGCCACAGCCGTTCCTGGAGATCGGCTGGTCGTCCGGCCCCACCCCGTTGCACATCGACGAGCAGCCCGACGGCTGGGTGCAGGTGTCCGCGAACCGCGACACCACGGGCGCCCGCATCCCGTGCGAGACCCTGGACTACTCCGAGGCGAGCACGCGCCAGTTCCTCGCGCAGCACCTTGACGGGCTGGCCGCGTCCCAGATTGACGCCGTCGCGTCCCTGCTCGCCGGTCACATGCGGTGGGCTTGGGGTGAAGACCTCCAGCAGCTCGCCATCCAGCTGGACCGCGAGGGCTGCAACAAGGTGGTGCGCACGCTGCGCCGGGCCCGCGACCGGGCGTTCGGCGCCGACGCGTAGGCTCTGCCCCCGCTCGCTTGTGTTGCGGAAGTGTTCAGGGGTGAACGGCAGGAACGGCCCGTCTCGGAAAACCGGGGCGGGCCGTTCTGCGTCCGGGTTATCTCGAAATCAGTCGAGTACCGCGAACTGGTCCAGCTCGGCGAGCGCCTCCGCCTGCAACGCCCCCACGTCGATACGTTCCAGCTCGGCGAGATACTCCGCCTGCTCCATCCCGGCGCGCTGCTGACGAACCCACTCGGCCAGTTCGACCACTCCCGCCTCGAACGCGTCGTGCGCAGCACTCGCCTTGGCGCTCGCGCGCGGGCGACCTCCGGCGACGAGCGCCACCACCTTGCCGCCGGCCACCAGCGCACGCGTGCCGACGAATCCCTGTGTGTTCACTTGCAGCACCGCGACCATCTCCAGCGCGCCCCGGATGGTCCGCCAGTCGCCGGACGGGCCGGACATGCGGAACTGGTGCAGCTCCTCCGAGGACAGGTTCCCGCGCACCACCCCGGACACCCAGATGCCGTACTTGCCGTCGACTGCCCGCACGTCGGCAACCGCGGTGCACACGTTGTCGTAGTGCAGCGCAGCCTGCCGCCCGGACAGCTGGCGACGCACGGTCGCGTGGCCCTCCAGCTGAGGATCGCGCGACATCGTGACGACCCCGGCCGGGAGATCGCCGGACTCGGTGCGGACCACGCCCGTGTGGAAGTAGGCGTAGTTCGACGTCGAGCGCGGCGCCATCTTGCACTCACCCGCGAACCCGATGTGGCAGGCGCCCCACGCGGCGACGTGGCCGGACACGAGGTGCAGCCCGTTGGGGCCCTCGGTCACGGTGAACGGCTGGAACCGGTCGGGCTCCGGCTGGTTGAATGCGGCCGCGGGCAGCGTCGGAATGGCGGCCGCCACGATGGCGTCACCCCCGCCGATCGGGTAGTCGGTGACCTCTCCGCCGATCGCGACGCGGATCCGGTCGAACTCGATCGGGCCGGTGAGCGACAGCGCGGACACGTCGAGCCCGTAGCCCGCGGTCATGTGCGGCACGAACGGCTCGTGCTGGTCGGGCCAGTCCGCGTCGCCAATCCGCTGCTTGAGGCCGTCGACGACCGCCATGCGCAGCGCGGCCAGGCTTCCGGAGTCGCCGAGCAGGTACACCGCGCACGGCGTGCTCGTGCCGTCCTCGCCGCCGTCCGGGTTGAACACGGCGTGCGCGAACACGCGGGCTCGCTCGCCGCCCGGCCCTCCGGCGGACGAGTCGCCCCACAGCCCCGCGAGGTGCTGCGCGTCCTCGTGCACCGCGGCCCGCTGCTCGTCGGTCCACTGGTCCACCTTGTCTCCGAGATAGGCCAGGGTCACGTGCAGGTCTTCGGCGGGCTCGCCGCCGGGCACGGCGTAGGCCTCCGGGTCGGCGGGCAGGAGAGCTACCATGCCGTCGGTGCGATGCTCCGGGACCTCTTCGTCGTCGGCGGGCTCCGCGGGGAGCGCGTCCTCCGGGTCGTCGAGCGCGAGCACAGAGCACGGAACGCACGTGTCGCCGAGTTCGCCCGCGCGCCACGACACGGCGGCCGCCGTGATGACCTGTCCACCTTCCGGCACGAGCAGCTCGCCGTCCATCTCCACGTAGGCGTCCGGGAATGCGGGCTGCGCCACCAGCGTGGTGGCCGCGATCGTGCCGTCGGTCATGCGGACGCCGTCCGGCTCGGCCTCCGGGTCGTCCTCGGACCCCTCCGGGTAGGTCAGCTCCGCGACGACGGCCGACAGGTCGATCGAGTTGCCGGAGAGCGCCCGATCCTTGACCATCCGGTAGGCGGGCACGTCGGTGTACATCCATCCAGACCCCGCCCACACGAACGTCCCCTCGGGGAAGGGCTCGTTCGTCTGGCGCGAGATCACCGACGGGCCGGGCACCCGCACCATCTCGGTCACGGCGCCGACGATGTCCGCGTTGTCGTGGCCGTCGCCGCCGTCGGGGGTGCGGGTCTGCGCGAGCAGGGACAGGGGCAGCGCGCGGTGCTTGATCGCGCCGACCTCCAGGTAGCGCCCGTCCGCGGTGGGCATCCCCTCAATCGCCATGACGGGCAGCCGGATGGCGACGGCGTTCTCGGGGATACCCGTGCTGGGCGCGTCGGTGTCGATCACTGGAGCGGTCACGCCGCGCCTCCCTTGCCCTTGATGAATCGAGCCTGCAAATCTTGGATGTGCTGCCAGCGGGCACGCTGCTCTTGGGCGGTGGTGCCGGTGCGGCCCGCGCGGTCGTCGCCCTCCGCCAGCGTGATGATCTCCGCCATCCCCTTGGTGGGGATCCGGAGGCGCTCGTCCACCTGGTCCCCGTAGGCGGGCAGCGCGTAGCCGGGCACGTAGTCGCACATACAACCGCCGTGGTCGCCCGGCCGGAAGTGGGGCCCGACCCACGCGTACCGGCCCGCGTAGTTGTCGACCGTGTCCAGGATCGGATCCGACCAGTCGGTGAACCGCTTCCCCTCCAGCTCCAGGTGTGGATCGAACTTCCGACTCAGCGGGGTGATCCCGTACACCCACGTGTAGCCGAGCGTGAAGCCGCCGGCCTCTTCGATCTCCCGCGTGACGGTGTCCCCGTTGGCGAGCCCGCCGACTGGTTCGCCGTCGACGCTGCGCCCGTAGGGGTCGAGCCCGCCGGAGGTCTCGGAGAGCCCGCCCACGATGGCGAGCGCGGTGCGCACCGCGTAGGCGGGCACCGCGCCGTCGATCAGTTCGCCCTCGTCCGCGTCGGGGGGGCCGTCGCCGAACATCTTCTCGCGCGCCCGGTCGAGCAGCGTCCCGTGCAGGCTCGCCCACCCTTCGTCGAGTCGGGCCGTCATGCGCGAGGTCATCCGGGCGGCGATCTTTTTGCCGGGGCCGGAGTCGCTCTTCAGGCCGAGCATCCGGAGCACGCGGTCCACGATGGCGGAGATGCCGAGCGTGACGATCGCGAGGAACTTCTCCGCCAGTTCTTCGAACGCGTCGGCGAGTAGGTGTTCGTCCGTGCCGCCGAGCGCGAGCGCTTGGGTCCGCCCGATGGTGGTCAGCACGGTGAGGCTGTCGAGCCCGCGCAGGCGGAGGGACAGCTCGCGGTCGGCGGTCGCCTTGCTGCGCAGGCGGGACCCGGCGCGCTCCAGCACGCGCACGAGCGCGGCCTCTGCCGCGGCGTGCACCTGCGCGCGGATGGCGCGGTCGGTCTCCATGAGGGAACGCGCCTCGTCGAGTGCGAGCCGGTACTCCGGGACCTCGCTCGCGGCCGCCGTCAGTCCACTGTGGATGATCGACTGAGGCTGTCCGGATACGGCGTTTCCACCGGCAGGGGCCGTGAGAGCGCTTCCATGGGCGCTCGCCGCCAGGCCGGGTGGCGGGGCCGGAGTCGACCCCGGCGCGTCACCCGGACCGACGGGCGCCGGGGTCTCGGCAGGCGCCCGCGGCGACGTCGACGCGATGGCCGCGGGCACGTCCGGCACTTCGATGTCGAGCGTGCCGCCAGCCTGGTGCCGGGCGTACGCCGTCATGATCGCGGTCGCGGTCGCCTGGTCCATGCCAGCCGTCATGGCGATCATGTAGAGCATCTCTTCGGCGGTCGGCGCGTCCTCGTCGTTGAAGCCGAGCGCCTTACGGAACGCGGCAGGCCCGATATCCCCGGTCTTGCGCGCGTCGATCGCGTCCTGTCGACGGTTCGGGTTCTCGGTCAACCCGCCCAGGTCGTACCAGACGACGATCTGCCGGACCTCCGCGAAGCTGAACCCGCGATCGAGCAGCGCCGTGCGCAGGAACGCCGCCGTGAGGCTGTCCGCCATCAGTCGGACCGACGGCTCCAGGTGGTGGGACACGGTCGCCGTGTCGATCTGCCAGGCGCTCCAGTGGTTCGCCTGCGCCATGCCGGTGATCACTTCCGGCGGAATGTCCAGACCGTTACCCATGCGGGACAGCGCGGCGTCGAGCTTTTCGAGCAGCTTCGGCGAGTCCTCACGGACAAGCGAGATGTGCCGGAGTTCCTTCAGGTCGGCGACCTCGCCCGTGATCATCACCGGGGCGACCTGACCGGCGTCACCCTCGTTGCTGATCGGCGTCACCAGCGCCAACTGAAGATCCTGCGCCATGCTGGTGTCGGGGTCCTCCGCTTCCTCCGTGTCCTCGCGGGTGTTCAGCGGCAGGGTGAGGCCACGCGGCACGAGCAGCAGGCCGTTGGACGCGATACGCGAGCGGCTGACGCTACGCATCTCCCGGCCAATGAGGACGATCTCCTCCAGCACGGTGAGCATCGACCGGCACGACGAGTCCGCCTCATGCGGCTTCTCCGGGTGCTCGACCCACAGCCGGTACAGCTCTTCGGTGCCGCGCTCGCCGCCGATCTCGCCGAGGTCGAGCCGCCGTTGCGCACCGAGCAGGGCCGGATCCTTCAAGATCACGTGCCGGGCGTCCGCCGACATCTCGATCTCCGAGGTGCTGCGGAACTTCCACGCCTCCTCGCCGGTCATCGGATCGACGAACCCGTGCAGCCACCCTTCGCCCGCGGCGTCGAAGTTCTGCGACCACCGGCCGAGGAAGCTGTGACCCTGGTCGATCGGGAGCCGCGCGAGTTCCTCCTCCGCGGCCTGCGCGAGCGCCGGGGTCACCGTGACGCGAGCCGCCTTTTCCTCGTCCTTGGACAGGCGCAGGGACAGCGCGATCGGCTCGTCGTCCGTCGGGTCCGGATTGGTCTGCGCGGCGTAGAGCCGGACCTTGGAGATCGCGCGGGCCCGGAACTCCATCGCGTAGCGCAGCTCCGGGATCAGCTCGCGATACCCCCACGCCTGGCCCTGCCATTTCGCGCGGATGGCCGAGAGCGCGCGGAGCTGGTCCGGCGAGTTGGTCGGCTGAATGCGGATGCCCGTGGACGTCATGACCCCGCCCCCGCCCGGCCGGGGCGGGGGCGGAGGCAGCTTCGGCGCCTTGCCCGCGAGGGCGGCACCGGAAGCGCGGATGCGGTCGAGCAGCGGCACGGCGGCCCCCTAGTCGTGGGTGTGCGTGGAGATCAGACCGACCACCGCGGAGAGCGCCAGCGCGGCCGCCAGGGGCGCCCACAGCCTGCGATACGGGGACGCGCTAGCCGCCACCACGCCCGCGGACACCCAGAACCCGAGACACCAGGGGCAGTCGATCAGGTCGGATACCGGCAGGTGCCCGTACTTCGCGAGCAGCTTCTCCCGCACGGCGGGCAGCGGGGGCAGGCTGTCGCGCTGCAAGAGTCGCGTGATCCGGTAGGCCGCGAGGCCGTTGACCGCCAGCGCAGCGAGCGTCGACGGGGCAGCGCTGCGCCAGCGCGTCACTGCGTCCATGCGTGAAGGGTGTGCGCCCACTCCGGAAACCAGCCTTTCAGTGCTCGCGCCCCGCACCCGCACCCGGCTAGCGGGGTGATGGTCACGCGGCCCGCCTCGGTGAGGATCGGAATTCCACTGTGGCGTGCAGTCTGGTCGTCGACAGGCTTCGGCGTCTTGTCGTAGTCGATCGGCGACCAGAACAGGGCGTCGATCGATTCCACCTGGCGCACGTCGGCGGGCTGCTTGTCGTACACGTACAGGCCCTTGTCGGTGGCGAACACCTTGACGTTGCGCCGGGCTCGTCGGTCCTCTCCGGGCAGCACGACCATGGCGGGCCACCAGGCGTGCCAGCGCAGCGCGGTCGGCACGGGGGGCGGTTCAGGGGCGGGGACGGGTGCGGCTGCTCGACGCGCCATGGGAGGGTTCCTTCGCTTAGTTCGGATTCCTCGCTGATCGTAACGCGAGGAAGCCCCCCGTTCTCCGGTGTGGAGTGCGGGGGGCTTTCGCGCCATGCCGTGTTACGTGAGGCGGGCAGGCTATCAGGGGCAATTACCGTTGGCGCACGGCGTGCACATCGGCTGACCAGCGGCCACCTGATTGCCGCAGTTGCAGCCGCAGCAACAGGTGGCGACGAACTGGAGCAGGGCAGCGAGCAGGGTTGCGAGCATGAGGGCCCCCTCGGGTCGCGTGTTTCTGAATCGGTACAGGTGGCGAGTCGCTAAGACGGCGACTCGACGATCTCGAAGGACTCGCCGCGGGCCGTGTCCCAGTTGTCGCGGTGAATCACGCTCCAGTCCGCCCCCGCGGCCGTCGTGTGCAGCTCCAGCGCCACGAACGTCCGGAGGTCAACGTCCACACCCCAGAGCCGTCCAGCGCCCAGCGCGGCCCAGTAGGAGGCGCGGCCCGTCGAGCCGTCCTGTCGCCGGTACTCCACGGACCCGTCGGCGGTCCGGCGGAACGCGAGCGGCGTGGGGGCCGGCCCGCGGGCGCTGCCCGCCAGCCTGGTCAGCACTGCGCCGACCGGGCGGGGCTTCCACTTGCGCGCCATCACGCGGCCAGGCGGGCGGCCGCAGCGGCAAACACGCGGGCGGCGTGCACGTCCTTGGCCGGGCGGTAGTCGGCGAGCCGGGCGACGAACCGCGACCGGTCGTACAGCTTGACGTCGACGCGCTTGGTCCGGCGACCGGCCAGCTTGATCACGGTGGTGCCGGTGGCCGCACGGACCAGGCCGCGAGAGAACGCGGGGGCGAACCGGCGGGCGGTCGCCGCGTCGACTCCGGCGGCGAGCAGCTGCACCCGGACGGGGGCGACCACGGCGCGGGCCATGCGCTTCACAGCGCGGCGCTGCTCGCGCACGTTGCGGGTGATGGTGCGGAGCTGGGCGCGGCGCTGGCGGCTGGTCGCGATCATGGGGGTTCTCCTCCGTGGAGTCGTTCCGGGGTGTGACACAAGCGTACCCCCTACAGGTCGGGGTAGTCAACCCGGTAGGGGGTACGCGTCCGACTACTTCGTGATGACCCGAATCCGGCGATCCGCCGGGTGGATGATCACGCACACGCCGTCACTGTTGAACCCGGCCATGGAGCCGTCAGCCTGCCCGATCCAGCGGTTGCGGTGAGCCATGCTGGCGTCCAGCTTGTTGACCTCCCAGAGAACGGCGACCTTGCCCGCGCCGAACATCTCCACGAGTTCCCGTGCGGTGAACACGTCGCTGCGCTTGCCGGCGGTCCTGACGACGTAGCGCCCGGCATAGGTGTCCTTCTCGATGAACGGGATCGGGGCGCTCGCGGTGTTCGTCACGGTGGTTCTCCCTGTCGGTCGTTCCGGTGGTGTGGCATAAGCATACCCCCTACGGTCCGGGATGCACAAGACCGTAGGGGGTACGGATTTTCTGTCGAGATCAGGCAGCCGCGGTGAGCAGCGCGGCCTCCGCGATCTGCGCGCGGCACCGGGCCAGCATGTCGAGCACCATCGCACGCCACTGGAGTCCGGTCTGCTCGCTCGCCCACGTCGAACCCCAGTGCTGCCCTGCGTACTTCATCTGAGCATCGATCAAGGTGTACTTATCCAGTTCCCCCGCCTCAGGAAGCCCGTAGTGGGCAAGCATCTGCCGAGCGTCTTCCGCGTTCGAGAGGGTCCGCTCGTGCGCCCAGCGGGCGGACTGGAGCACCGCGCGGCCGCCACCCTTGACGGCGAGCGCGCGGGCCGCGCACGTCGAGCCGTAGTAGGTGACGTCTTCCGCGTTCTGGTCCGCGTCGAGCACCGCCAGGATGACGGTCGAGCGGAGTCCGGTCTTGCCGCAGCGCTGGCACACCACGCACTCGTCGGTGACGCCGATGTAGCGGAAGGCGGGGGCGGTGGTCTGCGTCATGTCGGTTCTCCCTGGTGCGGTTGTCCCTGTACGACAAGCATGCCCCCTACGGTCCTGCGAGCGCAAGACCGTAGGGGGCATGGATCAGCCGAGCATCCAATCGGGCAGCCCCGCGTCCGGGCTGCTCTCCGGGATGGCGCCCAGCTCGACCGCGGAAGGCCCGACAGCCAAGTCCACGCGACCCACCTTGCCGGCGCCGCGGCAGGGCTCACAGCGCCCGTCAAAAGGGCCGGCGTTGACCCGGTCCATGTTCGTGGCGTCGAACACGCGTCCCGTGCCGGAGCAGCGGGCGCACGGTGCGAACCGGGTAACCGTCGCACCGGGGTAGCGGTCCACGTAGGCCTGAACCTTGCGCAGCGCCTCCTCCAGGAGACTCTGTCGCGCCTCTGGGTAGCCCGCCTGGCGGCCGGAGGGGATGGAGACGAGCATCCGTTCACGCTCCAGCTGGACCACGGTCACTACGAACGAGCCGCCTTCGTCGTACACGTTGACCGCAGTGGCGTTCGACATTCGGTTCTCCCTGGCGGTTGTTCCGGTGATGACATAAGCATACCCCCTACAGTCGCCGCAGCGCAACCCGAAGGGGGTATGTATTCATTGGCTATCGATCTATCTCCGCTTGCCCCCGCGCAGCGCGAGCCCCGCCAGCACCGCGCCCGCCACCCACGTCCAGGGGTTGGCCATCAGGTAGCCGGTCGCCGCGGTGAGGGCGAACCAGGCGTAGTCGAGCGCGCCGGGGGGCAGCTCGCCGGCGCCGGGGGTCCGGGCGAGAAATGCATTCATCGGCTATCGATCCATTCCACTCGGGTCGGGCAGGTGGGTGGGGGTGGGACACCCGGCCCACCGGTGGGCCTCACCGGCGGGCCGAGGGGCTCAGGCGGCGTACAGGCCGTCGGGGAGCACGGTGACCTGGTGGACGTCGCCCGACTCCGGGTCGTACTCGCTGACGATGATGCTGCCGGCGGCGCCCTTGCGGAGGGTCAGGCGGTTGGTGGTGTCCTTGCGGATGAGCGCGATGCGGGCGGCCTGGGCGGTGGTGGCGGTCTGGGCTGCGGTGTTCTTCGTCGTCGTCATGTAAGAAGCATACCCCACCGTGTGGGGGGTATGCAACCCCCTGTTCGAGAAAGTTCGTGAGAGCGCTTCCATGGCTGGTCAGGACCGTGCCCCGCCTGGCGACCAGGCGGGGCAGCCCTCCGGCTAGCGCTGCTGGGCGATCTCCCGCGGCACCCGGACCACGTACTCCTGACCGTCCTCGTCCGCCCTGACCGTCGCGGTGGTCATCCGCGCGCCGGCCGGGGCGGGGTCCACGCTGACGATCACGCCGGGCACGTTGCCCTGTCCGCGCTTGGAGCCGATCCGCTCCAGGCTGGCCCACTGACCGATCATGTGGTCGGTGTCGGGGAAGGGCTGGCGGGGGGCGGTGGTGTTCGTCATGGCGGTTCTCCCTGAGTGGTTGTCCCTTGGTGTACCCAAAGCATACCCCCTACGGCGGGTAGGATGCAACCCCCCTACCGAAATTAGTTTGGATTCATCACCTATGAATACATACCCCCTACGGATTCACCCCAGGCGCGACCGCCGGTACGCGCGCTCCAGCCCCTGGAGGATCACCGTCACGCCGCGCTTCTCCAGCCCGGTGCGCAGCGCCCCCGAGTCCCGAAGCTGCTCGGTCACCGAGAACACCGCCAAGCGGTACTGCTCCAGTGCCTGGCGCTCCCTGTCCAGGTGGGCCCACAAGGCGCTGTCGTGCTCGCGCTGGGCTGCCACCAGGGCAGGCAGCTCCGCGGGCTCCACGCCGTTTTCAGCGGCGAATTCGATGACCCACCTGGACAGCGCCTCCAGACGGTCGGACTCCGAACCGCGCAGCGCTGCCAGCTCGACCGCCTGCGCGCCGTTCGCGGCCTCCAGCTGGCGGACCCGATCAGCCTGCGCGCGGCTGATCTCGGACAGCACGCGGAGCTGACGGCTCGCCGTGCGCGCCAGGTGCCACAGGCGCAGCACGAGGTGTGCGGGCAGGGGCACGGTCACGTGAGCGAGCATGGCCGCGCGCCCGTCGGGCTCGACGCCGTACTGCGTGGCGTAGGCGTGCACGTCGTCGCCGAACTTGTCGAGCTGGTCGGCGGTCTGGTCGGCCGGGCTCTGGGTGGTCACGTCGGATCCTCTCGATTGATCTTGAACGGGGAAGCGGGGCACCTGCACCGGGGAAGGGTGCAGGTGCCCCGCGAGCCATCGGGCTAGCGGAGGCTGGACGCCGGAACCTTGGCGACCACGAACACGTCAGCCGCCAAGCGCTCGAAGCAGTAGGACCAAATGCCAGCGGTGGCCACCGTGCGGGACCGGGTGCGCAGGCGGTGGAAGGCACCGGCCACGAGGTCCGCAGAGACGCCCATGCCGGCCAGCATTCGGTGCGCCTGGTCTTCGGTGACCGCGTTGGCGGGGGCGGTGGTGGAGGTGGTGTTCGTCATGATCGGTTCTCCCTCTCGGTTGTTCCTGGTGTGGTTGAAGCATACCCCCTACGAGGCGGGGTGCGCAACCCTCTTCCCCGCGCGGACCTCGGCACGCCACCTGACCAGGCCGTACGTGTTCACCGCCGAGAACAGGCCTACCGAGAACAGGAACCCCCACTGCCGAGTCGTCACCGCGTACGCCAGCCACAACCCCTGGCACAGCAGCCCGACGACGACCCCCCACCGGACGCCACGGACCACCAACAGGTAGCCCGTGGCGCCAGCGACCGATAACGACCACGACCACCACTGACTCACGGCGCCGTGCCGAACGCGAACGTGCGGGTGGTGCGGACGCGCGCACCCTGCTCGCCCTCGCGCTGCACCCACACGGAGGTCAAGTGCGGGGCGTTCGTCGTCGGACCGGTACCCAGCACCAGGAACGTCCGGTGCCCGTAGGTGTCGCGGATGCGGTAGGCCGGGGCGCTCACGACCGGGGCCGGGTGGTCGGCGGGCAGGTGGTCGAACGCTTCCGGGCCCATCGGCACCACTTCGAACGCTGCTGGGATACCGGCCACGTCGTCGGCAGGATGCGTGCGGGTGGCGTCCATCATCACCCGCACGACACCGTTCGAACAGATCTCGGCCACGGTCCCCATGGCGCCGTCACAGATCCGGCGAACGCGGGTGTTCACGGCGAACGCGGCCGGGGTCGCCGTCCGGCCAGTGTGCGACGGGTCCTCTGCGGTCGCGGCGTCGAACGCCTCCGCCGTGATCTTGGTCAGCTTGCGCTGGCAGGCCAGGCAGGTGACGCGGTGCGTGTGGGTGGAGCGCCGAAGCGCCTCCCCGTGGACCTCATAGGTGGCGCGCATCGTGGTGGTGCGCGACGTGGTGGTGCGCGCCGTGGTCCAGGTGTACGGGGTGATGTTCTTCCGGCAGAGGGCCGCGGTCCCGTCGCGGTTGAGCAGGTGGTGCGCCTGGGCCTGCGGGCTGCTGATCATGGTGAGCATCTTCGGTTCTCCCGTGGTGTCGGTCGTTCCTGGTGTGCCATGAGCGTACCCCCTACGGTTGGGGGATGTCAAACCGCGGGTCCCCACTGCTCCGCCATGGCGAGCGCCACCCCGGAATACGTGCGGGAACGGTTCTTCGTACGCGCCTTGCTGTCCGGCATCCGGTGGATTCGGGACTCCCGCCCGTCCACTACGTCCGTCGGGACCAGTGGGGGCAGACCCTTCAGCCACAAGCACGTCGTCTTCGTTTCGCCGTGACCGAACTGCCATGGCTGGATGATCTGGTCCGGCTTCCGCCAAGCGGTCGACAGGAATCCAACCGGGTTCTCGATCGCGATGCGCTCGACGGGTGCGTCGGCGAGCAGGCGAACGAAGTCCACCGCGGCCTGCTGACGGCCGTCCGCGCGCTTCTCCGCCCACCACCTGGCGCCGGACACGGTGAGGTGTGTGCACGGAGGGAACGCCACCATCAGGTCCCATCGGCCCGCCTGGAGCACGTCGCGCACGTCGCCGCGCAGGTGGTATTCCGGGTCGCCCTCGGTCGGCTCGGTGTCGCAGGACCAGGCATCGTGACCGCGGGCCCGGAAGGCGTCGCGCACGACGGCACTGAACTCGCAGGCGGCAAGGACTCGCACGGGCTCTCCTCATGTTCTCAGGTAGGCGACGACCGTACCCCCTACTGTCGGGGGAGCGCAAGCCTCTGCGCCAACTCGCGCTCCGCCTCGCGGAACTGACGCCGCCAACGAGCAGCGCGCGCCCGTTGTGCCGCGAGCCGGCGGTTCCTCGCCGGGCGCCCCTTCACCGGGGGGTGGTACGTCGGGTAGAGGTACGTCGCGAACCCCGCCATGCCCGCGACCTGAATCGGGTGAGGCGTCCGGACACGCACCGCGCCGATCATGAAACCGTGCCGCGGCTTCCGGCTGGAGTGCTTCCGGTGCCGCCTCTTCGGCAGGCCATACCGCCCGTACATCGGGTCGCACCAGCACCACTGCCCCATCAGTTCACCGGCCCCAGCACGATGACCCGCTCCGCCCCCTCCGGCGCCCCGTCCTCGTCCTCGTCCAACCGTGGGTCCGCTTCGATCTCCTCCTCCGTCGGGTAGACGTCGCCGGACCACGTGCTGTCGGGGACGTACATCGCACCCCAGGCGCCGGCCAGCGGTGAGTGCCGGTTCCCCTCCGCATCGCTCGCGAGGACGATCCGGCGGTCGCGCGGCTCGTCCGCCAGGTAGCCGAGCAGGTCTCCCACGGTGTATTCAGACTCGCCCATGGCGTTTTCTCACTCTCTGTCGATCATTCTTTGCAGTCGGGAATGTCGGGCCGGGGTCCGGACGCGCCGATCTCTACGGCGCGTGACCGTCCATTTAGAACAGGGAGGGGTCAGCCCCGGCAAAGATGGCCAGCAGGGCGAACAGGGTCCAGAACCCGAGGAACACGGGCAGCGCCCACGGCCGTTCGGACGGGTCGAGCAGGGCTCCCCAGAACGTACGCACGGCTAAGTACTTCCTTTCGTCATGGGACCTACAGGAGTAGAAAAACGCGGTGGGGTAGGCGGCTGAGCTGCGCCGACACCCTCCACGGGAAGGTCTTCGGCTTGTGCGCACGGCGGGCAGAGGTCGAGTCGCAGGTGACCACTACGCGGGTGACGGTGCTCATGACCAGGCCGGGTCGAAGCCGGGGGCGCCGTGGTGCCAGTCGCGGTCGGGCGCCGGGCGCTCGTCGTCCGCGCGGATCACGTACTCCGCGCGGTGGTGGTGGTCGGCATCCTTGCCCGCCTGGCGGACCACTTCGCTCCCGTCCGACCGCTGCCACACCTTGACGTGGCAGCGGTCGCAACGGCCGAGCAGGGGACTGCGGTAGTTGACCGGCTTCGAGCGGTCCATGATCAGCCCTTCCTGTCCGGGTCGAATCCGAGTCGACGCCACAGCGGGCGCCGGCCGCGTCGAGCAGCGGCGCGGCGAGCCTGGAGCGGGGACGTCGTCTCCTCCGCCTAGGCGGGACCAGGCCACGTGCTACGGGCAACCTTCGCCTGGACTGCGTTCGTCAGCCTCCGGAGCGCCTCCACTGCATGGTCACGCTCACCGACCAGCACGCGGCACTGGTCCTCCAGGTCGGCGACGTCGACCCGGATGTGCTGGACCGTGAACAGCCAGTCCTCCACGTCGTGCCCCTCCAGGTGGGCGCGCACCTCGCGCTCGACCTCCACGTTCTGGACACCCGTGTAGACCGCGGTGTGCCGGCCGGACGCGTCGAGCGCCGAGGTCACCGTGATCTCGGGTACGTCCCAGGCCACGTCGCACGACTCGACCGGGCACGCGTAGTGGCCACCAGGACTGAACGCCCCGGCGAGGTGCGCCACGTGCTGATCGATCGCCCTCGTCGACGGGGGCATGGCCGGTTGCGACGGCGACACCGGCGCAACCGGGATCGAGAACTCCGGGTGCACGCTCCAGCCGCGGCCCCTCATGACCCGCCCTGTCCGGCGCCGCACACGGTGCAGATGCCGCGGTCACGGCACACCAAGCAGATGTAGTTCATGATCCTGCCCTGTTCGCCGGGTGCGCCACATACAGCAGGTCGGACAGCTCGCCGCGCTTGCTCGGGACGTTGAAGCGCAGGCGCACGGTCAGCTCCTCGCGGTCGGCGAGCGTGTGCAGCGTGAGGAGTTCCCGCGGACCGTTCGTCACCTCTTCCGCCAGCGCCTCCAGATAGTCGGACGCGTCGCCCGGCTGGTGATGGAAGCGCCGGCGCTCGCCGTCGACGGGCACCGGACGATCGACCAGCGCGTACGGGATCGGCGTGCCGTCCTCCTCCCGCGGCTCCAGCGGCGTCACGCGCAGCCCGGTCGCCTCGCCAATCACCTTGCCCGCGCCGTCGGTGACCGTGCCGGTCGGCGGCACCCAGTGAACGAACTTCTCGTCGAACCGACCGGTCACGTGCATCCCGTCGAACAGCACCGGCACCATCACCGGCTGGTCAACCACCTCGCCCAGGTGGTCGCCAACCCGGACGCGCAGGCCCGGCTGAAGCTTGAACGCGCGCTGCGCCGACCGGTGGTTCTCGATGCGCAGGCGCCGGATTTCCTCGTTCGCCGCGCCGAGCGCGGAGGTCAGCTGCGTGTTTTCCTCGCGCAGCTCCTCCAGCGTGGTCGCGTCCTCTTCGGTCTGGGTGACCAGCGCGTTGAACTGGCCGAGTCGACGCCCGTGGAACTCGCGGGCAATGCGCGCCAGGGAGATCGTCTGCTCCGCCGCCTCCCTGGCGTTCTGGGCGCAGTCCAGGATGGGGAGCAGCTGGCCATCCTGGACTGCACGCTTCGCGTCTTCGAACTTCACTGGATCACGGTCCCTTGCTGGTGTTCCGGGTGGTGGCACGTGCCGGCCAAGCAGGCTTCAGGAGTCATCGTCTCCGTTGCCCTGCGCCTCCTCCTCCGCTTCAACCAGGCGCTCCAGTTCCTCGCGCGCGTCCCTCACATCGTCGTCTTCCCGCTTCGGTCGCGGCATGGTCGTCTCCCCTTCGGTCATGATCCTGCGGACGATTTCGTAGATCCAGTCGGGCCAGCCTGCCCCGCCGAGCGTGGTCGGCAACTGGAGCGTGGCCTCCGTGCAGCCCGGCTGGCGCGCGGCGTCACGGGCCGAGAACGGTCCGGTCACGCGGGCGGAGATCAGCGTGGTGCCGCGACCCGTCGAGCGGCCCACAACCACGCGGATCCGGGACGGCCGAAACATGCGGCTGTCAAACGCGTCACCCGTGCGCAGTTCGGGGTAGCCCTTCAGCTTCAGCGTGACGGTATCGACTGTGCTGCGCGAGGCCTCTTCGCAGGTACGCGGGCCGTTGACGGCCGGAACGTGAGGTGGCATCGGGTCCTCTTCGGGTTCGGGTTCCGAGCCGTAAGCGTACCCCACATCGTGGGGGGTTGTCGAGCCGGGCAGAGGCCCCTGCTGGAGCCCCTGCCGCGCCAGGTACAGCGCCAGGTCAGGACTCACGGGCGACCGCCCGCGCGTACGTGAGCGCCCCGTTCGCCGCCAGCTCGACGCCGTCGACGAGCAGTGCCGCCTGGTTGAACCGCTTCCGGTTCAGCTGCACCTGGGCACCGGACGCTGCGCGCGTCAGCGCCTCGTCCACCACCTTCGCCGAGAACCCGTAGCCGAGCAGCCGCGCACGGAACAGCGCGCGACCCACCCGCGGTTCGGCCTCAGCGGACGCCTGCCGCTCGACCAA